TGGCACATTTTGCAAAACTAGGATCAAACGGAAAAGTTATTCAAGTATTAACTTTAGATAATAAAGATATGTTGAATGCTGATGGCGTTGAAGATGAGTCAGTAGGACAACAATATTTAGAAACACACAATAATTGGCCTGCACAAATGTGGATTCAAACTTCATACAATACATCAGGTAATGCACATAACTCTGGTGATAATTCAAAAGCATTTAGAGGAAACTATGCAGGCATAGGTTATACTTGGGACGAAGATAATAATATCTTCTGGCCTAAAAAACCATATGCGTCTTGGGTAAAAAATATGACAACTGCAGGTTGGCAATCACCAATCGGTGATGCTCCAGCATTGACAGAAGAACAAGAATCACAAAATACAGCTGATACCCATAGTTGGTCTTACGTCTGGAATGAAACTAACACAACTTGGGATTTGACAGACTTTAAAGCATAATTTATATATGGTGGTGGTATGCAAAAGAACGTTTTAACAGAGCAAGCTTTATATTATGGTGATGTGGCAATGCCTAAAGATTGGGACATTGACCGGGATAAATTATCAGGCGACATCTTACAATCAGTAATTCAAAACAAAGATTTTCCATTCTCAAGAACTTGGGATATGTTAAATACATATATGAGAGATCACATCGGTCTTGAATATGGAATCAATCTAGTTAACAAATCAACGTGGGGAAATATCTATAAACCTGCGGAAACAACTATTCCTTTATTAAATATTGATCCAGTAGATCTACGTAACTCTCCAGACTTTACATTATTATATGGTGTAAAAGTCAAAGATTGTTTTGTTCGAATACACTATGAAGATAACAGACGTAAAGGAAGAAGTTGGGATGTAGAACTTAAAAATAATATGTTCATTATGTTTCCATCAACTAATATGTATTATCTAACTAACACACAAAAAGATTCATTAAACTTTGTGCAAACAATAACTTATGAATATATCTAATTACTACTGGCATTTTCCTGCAGCTTTAACACCAAAGTTTTGTGATGATGTAATAGCTTATGCTAATCAACAAGAAGAAACAATGGCTAGAACTGGTGGTTATGGAGATAGAAAATTATCTAAAGACGAAGTTAAAGATTTGAAAAGAAAAAGAAACTCTGATTTAGTTTGGTTAAATGATACTTGGATATACAAAGAATTACACCCATATGTACATATGGCTAATAGAAACGCTGGTTGGAACTTTGAATGGGACAGATCAGAATCGTGTCAGTTTACAAAATACAAACACAATCAATATTATGATTGGCATTGTGATGGTTGGGATAAACCATATGAAGGTGAAGGACTCGATAAAGGTAAAATTAGAAAACTATCTATGACTTGTCAATTAACAGATGGTTCCGAATACACAGGTGGTGAATTAGAATTTGATTTTAGAAACTACGATCCACATATGAGAGATGAAAGTCAACACTTAAGAAGAGCAAAAGAGATTTTACCTAAAGGATCTATTATTGTTTTTCCTTCTTTTGTATGGCACAGAGTTAAACCAGTAACATCAGGCACAAGATATAGTCTTGTTGTTTGGCATTTAGGAAGGCCTTTTAAATAATGTTTATAAATAGTTATTTTCCAACTGTAATATGGAGTGAGGAAAAACCAGAGTTTGTTAAATCGTTAAACAAAGCGAGTAACAAATATATTAAAGATGCAAGAACAAGAGAAAAAAAATTTATAAAAGAACACGGTGATTTTGGAAGATCATATCATTCAACACCACTAACAACTGACAATGATTTTTTAGATTTTAGAAATTACATTGGTCAAAAGTCTTGGGAATATTTAGATCATCAAGGTTATGATATGCAACAATACACAACTATGTTTAGTGAGATGTGGGTACAAGAGTTTGCTAAAAAAGGTGGTGGTCATCATTCAGCACACATACATTGGAACCAACACGTGTCAGGTTTTTACTTTTTAAAGTGTAGTGATAAAACTTCTTATCCTGTATTTCACGAACCAAAGACTGGTGCAAGATGTACAAAATTAAAAATGAAGCCAGATTTAAAAGGTATATGGCCAGGTCACGAACAATTTCACCTTAAACCAAAACCAGGAACATTAATTATCTTTCCAGGATACTTGGAACACGAATTTGCAATAGATTTTGGAATAGAGCCATTTAGATTTATACATTGGAATATACAAGCCGTACCAAAAGAAATGGCAAAAGATGTATAAACATAATTTTGTTTATACAATAATTGAAGAATTTGTAGAGGTAGATAAAGAAAGTTTGAAACAAATTAAAAAAATTAAATTGAACAAAGATAAAAATGTACCGAATATGAATTTGACTTCTTTTTATGAAAAAAACAAAGTGCTTGATAAATTTGTTAAAAATAAATTTAGAAATATATTTAAAAAGTATAAATTAAAATTTAAAAAAAGTTGGGTTCAAAAATATGGATTAAATAGTTATCATAATTTACACACCCACCACATAAATGAAAAATCATTTGTTTGGTTTATTGAAGGAAAAGAAAATTCTTCTCCTTTAACTTTTTATGATATTGGTTATCCAATAATAGATACACAACAATCAATTATATTTAAGTTTGTTCCTGGTACATTAGTTATATTTCCAGGTTTTATACCTCATGAGGTAAGACCAAATAAAAATGATAACAGATTAATAGTAAGTGGTAATGTCTTTTAAAAAGAAAAAATATACAGTAATCAAACAAGCTATATCAAAGGACCTAGCAGCTTTTGTTGCAAATTATTTTTTAATGCAGAAACAAGTTTATGATACTTGTAGACAAGCAAGATATATTTCACCTTTTGAAAACATTATAGGTCATTATGAAAATGAAAATGAGCAGATACCAAACACTTATAGTCAGTATTCTAATATAGCTATGGAAACTTTAATGCTTAAATGCCAACCTAAAATGGAAGAAGTAACAGGATTAAAATTATATCCTGCATACACATATGCAAGAATTTATAAAAAAGGTGATGAGCTTAAAAGACACAAAGATAGATTTAGTTGTGAAATATCGACCACTATGAATTTAGGTGGTGATGATTGGCCAATATATTTAGATCCAACAAATACAGATATACCTCCGTCAGATAAGCCTTACAAGATCATTGGTAATAAGGGTGTAAGAGTAGATTTAAAACAAGGCGATATGTTAGTTTATTCTGGTTGTCAATTAGAACATTGGAGAAATAAATTTAAAGGTAAGGAATGTGTACAAGTATTTTTACACTATAACAATCGTAAAACTGTTGGTGCTAAAGATAATATGTTTGATAAAAGACCTCATCTAGGTCTTCCTTCGTGGTTTAAGCGATGATATAATTCTTAGATGGAGGCAGGGCACCACCACATACCCCCTGTCTCCTTTTAAGGATTATATTATATGTTAGGTATTACAGCTTTATCACAGTCCCCGATAGCTTCTTTAGGAGGAACTAATGTTAATGTTGCCGTTACAGGTTCACAATTAACAGGTTCTATTGGTGCTTCAACTGTAACTGCAAATGCTAATGTAAATGTAACAGGATCTCAATTAACAGGATCTATAGGAAGTTCAACTGTAGCATTAAATACACCTGTTAATGTAACTGGATCTCAATTAACAATGTCTATGGGAGAGGAATCTCTTATAGGTAATGCAACAGTATCGGTCACAGGATCTCAATTAAGTTTATCACTTGGTACTTACTCTGTAAGTGCTGATGGTAATGTAAGTGTTATTGTTACTGAGCATGACATGGTTACGTCAATTGGTTCAACAACAGTAACAGCTAATGCTGATGTAAATGTTACAGGTTCACAAATAACAGCAAGTCTAGGAGAAGAGACCGTTGATATAAATACACCTGTAGATGTTACAGGTTCTCAATTAACTACATCTATTAATTCAGTAGTAATTGAGATAATTACAGAAGTACCAGTTACAGGTTCTCAATTAACAATGTCTATAAACAGTCCTTTAATTACCGCTTGGTCAAATGTAGATCCTGGAGTAAGTAATACTTGGACTGAAGTAAACAAAGGAGTTTCTAACACTTGGACAGAAGTTGATAAGGCAGCTTAAAAAGGGTATAATACAAAATTATGGCATCAACTTTTTCATCAGATCTTAAACTAGAACTTATGGCTACCGGTGAGAATGCCGGTACATGGGGAACTAAGACAAATACTAATTTAGAACTTGTTCAACAAGCAATAGCTGGTTTTGAATCTATAACTCTTTCAAGTGGTTCTACTACAGCTTTAGTTATGAGTAATGCATCTATTTCTACTGCTAGAAATATGGTAATTAAATTTGCAACAATTACATTATCTGGAGCAACTACAGTAACCATACCAGACTCTATAGAAAAATTTTATATATTTGATTGCAGATTAATTACTAATCCAACAAACCTTACGATTAAAACTGCTTCAGGTACAGGATTTACAATAGATGCTTCAAAAATTTATGCAGCGTACGCTGATGGTACAAACCTTAATGAGGTATCACTAGATACATTAGGTGGTACGATAGGCACAGCTGGAATTGCCGATGATGCAGTGACTAGCGCAAAAATTGCTGATGATGCAGTAGTAAGTGCAGCCATCGCTGATAATGCAGTTTTGACCGTTAACATTTCTAACGCAAATGTGAGCACAGCTAAGATCGCTGATAATGCAGTGACTGCCGATAAACTACAAAGAAAATTTACAATAAGTACATCTTCTCCTTCTGGAGGTAGTGATGGAGACATTTGGTTTAAATATTCAACATAGGAGTTTAGATGGCTAATACCTATGCTAAAGTTTCAGGAACATTTCAAGAAGCAGATGAAATTTATGCTAAAGTATCTGGAACTTGGGAAGAAGTAGATGAAGCATATGGAAAAGTTTCGGGAGTATGGAAATTAGTTTTTAGTGCTTTTGAAGCAACATCAATTCAAACATTATCTTCTGGATCAGGAACTTTTTCTGTTCCCGCTCAAGCAAATGCAATTCATATACAAGCTGCAGTTGGTGGTGGAGGTGGTGCAGTTGGCGGAGCAGATTATGATAAAGCAGGCGGTGAATCAGCAGGAGCTGGAGGTGGATCAGGAGCTTTTATTTCAGACAAAATATTTTCTGTAACAGGTGGTGAAACACTTACATATGCAATTGGATCCTCTGGGTCAGGAACTGGTAAAGGTTTTAATGTAACTGCAACTGGTGGAGGAACCACTACACTTTCTGGCGGAACTTCTGGATCATTATTTTCATTGACAGGTGGTGGTGGATCAAGTGGTACTGGCGGAGGTGTTCAAGGGCCTTTAAGATCTAATACTGCTGGGACTGCAGGTAGTGCAACAATAAGTGGTACTGCAATAACGTCTGGTAATTTTAGAGATACAGATGGAACTCAAAAAGCAGTAACAACAAATACATCAGGACCAGATGGTACTTTTAATTCATCTGGTAACGGAGCAGTAGGTTCTAATAACGGTAACTGTGGTGGAGACAACTGTAGAATAGGTGGATCTAACGGTGCTGCATCTTACGATGGAAATATTTCTGGAGGATCAGGAGGTTCGTCTTCTGGATCTGGTACTAATGGAACTGCAGGTACAAGAGGATCTGGTGGTGGAGGAGGAGCTGCTCAAGTTAATACAGGTTCAACAAGTGGAGCTGCAGGTGGGAGTGGTGAAATAAGATATAGGTTCTTAAAAGTTAATTAGTGTTTCTTAAACCACAAAAAATTATATTTAATTCAATACTTCAAAGATACAAGTTAAAAGATATTACATTTAATCAAACTAATAATAATCAAGAACTTATAGACCAACTAGAAATTGATATAAAACTGAATGGTTTATTATGTCCATTAGTTGTTAATAATAACGTGTTAATAGATGGTAATCATAGATATGAAGCTATTAAAGATTTTTGTACAGAAACACTTGTTTATGTGGTAAAGGATAATGATATGGAAAAATTATTATCTAAACTAAATAGCTATATTTGGTTTGATTACCAAGGTAAACTTGATGGCTAATATATCTAAATGGTTTGGTTACCCTATTTATATAACTAAGTTAGAAAACTTTGAAAATATTAATAAAAAAATTGTACCTATAATACTTAGAGATATTACTCCAACCAATTCTCAATACTCACGGACCACGGATGTAAAGCCAAAAGAATTACAATCTATTGATGATAATCTACACAAAGATAAAAGATTTAAAGAATTATATACTGAGTTATCTAAAGTTATACAAGGTTGTTTATCTGCACAAAAATATAATTTAGATTTGTTTGAAGTTTATATAACAAAGTCTTGGGCTACCTTATCTACCAAAGAACAATTTATTTCTTATCATAGACACATGAGTAGTCACTTTAGTTTTGTTTATTACCCTCAAGCTCACGAACAAGGTAATTTATTTTTGCTTGATGATGACGCTCATAAGGTAGGACTAAATATACCAAAGAGAGATCCATACTTTACAGAGTGGGATCAGAATAATTATGGTAAAGCTGAGTATCCCGCAGAGACAGGTAATGTAATTATATTTCCTTCTATGATGTTTCATGAGACTGGGAAGAATACAAAAGATATACCAAGACTTTCTATATCAGGAGATATAATGTTAACTATGAAAGAAGGCATAAAATCTGAACATAATATACCTTCTCCTCTGACTTGGATGAAGCTATAAAATGTTGTAAAATGGCTTATGCCTTTAAGAAATGTAAGAATAGCCCCAGGTTTTAATAAAGCAGATACTCCTTCAGGAGCAGAAGGCCAATGGATTGATGGTGACTTTGTAAGATTTAGATACGGTCAACCAGAAAAAATAGGTGGCTATACAGCTATCGGACAACAAACTATTTCAGGACCTACACGTGCACAACACACTTGGACAGATTTAGAAGGTAATAGATACGCAGCACTTGGTACTTCTAAAGCTTTATATATTTATTATGAAGATAAATTTTATGATGTAACACCTTTAGCAACAGCTATAACAGGTGCAACTTTTACATCTACAAATGGATCAGATATTGTAACCGTAAATAAATCAAGTCATGTTCTTGAAGTTGGAGATTACATTACATTTACATCTGTAACTGTACCAGGACAAGCTACTACACTTAATGGTGATATAAATGATTCTGTTACCACTATTACACTTACAAGTTCTACAGGTTTTTCTGCAGCAGGCACTGTTAGAATTGGCGATGAATTAATTACATACACAGGAAAGTCTTCAAACGATTTAACAGGATGCACTAGAGGTACAAACAGCACTACTGCAGCAGCTCATTCAAGTGGTACAGCAGTTAGAGAAGCAACAGTCACAAGATATAACACTACAGATTTTACTAGTTTGACTTTTGAAGTTTTATCTACAGCTACCAATTCATTTACTATTAAAATGGCTACAACTGAAACAGGGACAGGAATGTCTGCAGCAGGTGGAGCTTCGATAAATCCTTATGAAGAAATTGGTCCAACGATACAAACATATGGTTATGGTTGGGGTACAAGTACATGGGGTACAGTTGCTTGGGGATCTGCAACAACTAGTTCTTCAGTAATACTAGATCCTGGTAGTTGGTCATTAGATAACTTTGGACAACAACTAATAGCAACAGTTAAAGATGGTAAGACATTTGTTTGGAATCCAGGTGTTTCAAATCCATTAGAACAAAGATCAGTCATTATGTCTGGTGCTCCAACAGCATCAAGGTTAACAATAACTTCAGATAGAGACAGACACGTTGTACATTTTGGAACTGAAACAACTATAGGAGATTCTACTACACAAGATCCTATGTTTATTAGATTTAGTGATCAAGAAAATTTTAGTGTTTATCAACCAACTTCTGTAAATACTGCGGGAACATTTAGACTTGATACAGGTAATAAAATTGTAGCAGCAGTATCTGGTAAAGATTATAATTTAATTTTAACGGATCAAGCAGCATACACAATGCAGTTTGTTGGTCCACCATTTACTTTTTCAATCAGACAAGTAGGATCCAATTGTGGATGTATTGGACAACATGCAACTGTATATGCAGATGGTAAAGTATTTTGGATGGGATCAGGTGGAGGTTTCTTTGTGTTTGATGGTACCGTCAAATTACTTCCATCACTTGTAGAAGATTTTGTATTCACGACTACTGGATCAAATGTAGGAATAAATTATTCTTCTAACGAAATTATATATGGTTCACATAATTCTTTATTTAATGAGATTGTATGGTTTTATCCAGCAGGCACTCCCGCAGGTAATCCAGCAGTACAAAATAACAGAGCTGTAGTTTATAACTATGTTGAAAATAGTTGGTCTACTATGACTCTTGCAAGAAGTTCTTACGCAGATGCAAGTACTTACGATGTGCCTTATGCAACAGAATATAGTTCAACAGGTATTCCATCTTTTTCAAATTTAAGTGGTGCTACAAATACATTTGGTGCATCAACTTATTATGCTCATGAAGTAGGTAATAATGAAATAGCTTTAGATGGTTCTGAATCGGCTATACCTGCTTATATTCAATCTGGAGATTTTGATTTACCTACTGACGGTGATGGAGAGTATTTACTTAGACTAAGTAGATTTTTACCAGATTTTAAAAATCTTCAAGGTAATGCAGTCGTTACAATTTTCTTAAAAAATTTTCCTATTGATGCTGGAGCATCCTCACAACTTGGTCCTTTTACAATTAATGCTAACACACAAAAGATAGATACTAGAGCTAGAGGAAGACTTGCTAATATAAAAATACAAAATACTGCAGTAGATGAGACATGGAGATTTGGAACATTTAGAGCAGATGTTAACCCTGATGGAAGAAGATAATGGCTAAGATAAATGTATATGTACCGGAACCACCACAAGAATATAGTGTAGAAGGATTTAGACAAATAAACCAAGGTCTTGCAACTATTGAAAATCAATTAAATACTTCATATCAACAAGACTTGAAAAACGAACAAGATTCGTTTAATTACTTTATGCAATGACAATAAGATATAAAAGCGAAACATTTGATTTAACAACCACTAACGTTACACCAGTTTTAACGTGTCCTAGTGATGCAACTATTATTGTAAAAAGCATACAAGCTGTACATGACACTGCTAGTAATGTTGATACTCATGCATTAGTAACTAAATCAGGTGGATCAGCTGTAAAAGTATCTTATGAAGAATTAAATAAAGCGACTGTAAATATGGTTAAGGGTTCTCTTAATTTAGAAGCTAGCGATATTTTATCAATGCAAGCAGGTGCAGCTAATGAGATTACAGGTATTGTTAGTTATGCTTTGATAGATCGTTCACAGGAAAATGGCTAGAAAATTTAAAGATTTTGTTGAAAGAGATAAGCCTAGGAAAAGACCTAGAAGACACTGTAAGAATCCTAATAAAAAAAAGAAGTTGCAGAATAATAAAAAATATAATAGACAAGGACGGAGACAAAAATGAGTGATATAATTAAACTACCAGCAGAAGCAAAAGAAATAGTAAAACATAAAAGAACAGGTAAGGTCTATGCTGATAAAGCTGAGTTTGATGCTGATGTTGCTGATCCCAATACTGACACTACTGATGATGATTTTAGGCAAGACTTGGAAATTAAAGTTACTAGAGTCACTATGGGAGCTGCCACAAAAAAATAATGCAACCTCGAGGCGCAACCGAAATTCAAATGGAGATGCTGAGTAAGCATGTCGATAAAAATTTACTTGATCAATTTCAAATCTGTACATCCATACCAGGTAAAGTCCCGCTAGACCATAATAAGATAAATATACTTTGGCAAAAAAATTCTTGGGATCAACCTAATCTACAAAATTTTTTTAGAAATAAAGACAGGCACAATGAGTATGATTGGTATGTATTTAACAGTCACTGGAACTATGAAAAGTTTAGATATTTTTTTGATATACCTACAGAAAAATGTATCGTTATCAAAAACGGCATGGATAAATTTCCTCAAAGAAAAATATATAAGAAGGGTGATCCAGTAAAACTTATACATCACTGTACACCATGGAGAGGATTAAATGTTCTTTTACGTGCAATGCAGGAAATAAAAAACCCTAATATTATATTAGATGTTTATAGTTCTTCGCAAGTCTATGGAGATGAATTTAAAAAACGTAATGAAGATCACTTTAAAGACTTATATGAACAAGCAGAAAAATTACCAAATGTAAATTATATTGGATACAAACCAAATGAATATATTTTAGAAAAAATGCAAAGCAATGATTTATTTGTTTATCCATCTATATTTGAA